TCCCGATAAGGATGTCCATCTTTGTACTGACCGCTTCCATCGTGCGCTCTATGCTGACTACAGACCGTTCAGTTAATGCGAGGCGCTGCCCTTGATCTGAAATACTTTTAGCATGTTCTGCACAAGGGGGTAATGGCATTGAAGCTCTGCGATCATAGGTTGGCTGGTGCATAGGTTGCTGTAGCACGGGTTCATCCATCACGTCGTCACCTCTTTGCTCACAGTGACCTTGCCTGCCAGCAGCGCAGTAACGACGCCGGTGGCGCTAACCAGCTCAAGGTCGTAGACCCCTGCTTTCCAAGCGAAGGCTGCTGTCTCTGTGGCGCTGATGGTCAGGGTGATGGTGTGCGCAGCGGTGTCGAGCGCGGGTGTCAGGCTGTGCAGCACCGTGCCGCCTACCTTGTCCTTGACCGCCATACGCGCGGTGTAGCCCGTCAGGTCTACCGGGGTGTTGTACTGGAGGATGCCGCCAGAGGCGTAGGCCTTGAACCCTGCGGCGTTGACGGCGTTGATCTCAAGCGTCGTGGGGTCAATCACCGTGACGCTGCGGTAGTCCTTGTCCTTGAGGTTGTTCGCCTCGGCGTTGATCTCAGTCATGCCCTTGACGTTGGTCACAGCACAGCGCCAGCCGTCGGGTAGCCCGGTGGTGTCGACCGTCATGCGTACCGGGGCGGTCTGCTGAATGGCGGTGATAACCTTAAAAACCGTGGGTTCTGATTCCCATCTCAATACAAGGGAAAAAGTTTTACCTTGGTTGATTTGAAGGTCTTTTGTATCAGCCATGTATATGCTCCTTTGCTGCGCGCTCCCGAGCTCGTCGCGCCTGCTGCGCGGCAGTGATCCGCGCCTTTTGTTCAATGGTTCTTGGTTTGTGGGTAACACCCTTGCATGAAGCCACGATCCGAGCGCGTATCTCAGGGTCAGCCCACATTTCTTTAGACTTCTGCGAATTGATCGCTTTTGTCTCGTCCGTGTGCTTTATGCCTCTGCGCGATTCCGCCATACGAGCGCGAACCTCCGGTGAAGCCTGCGCTTTCTTCAACGCCTCGGAGATGTTGCGACACACCTCTGGAGAACGCTTACGCCCGAGATGTAGTGCGCTCAAATCACGTAAGTGTTGGGCGTGGGAGCTCGATGTGATCTTTACACCAAAGGTGCTTCCAGCAGCAGGAGCTACGTTGTATCCGAGGTTAACTGCTTCAAATTCGTCCATGAAAAACTGCTCAGCTTCCACAAGCTGCTCTTTTGGGCAATCCGTCAGCAAATGAAATGAGAAGGCTTCTTCACCATACTTATTCCACGCTCTTTGTAGGCGAATACTTGAGTGTTTGTTGTGACGTAACATGTAGCGGTGTGCATTGAAACGCTTAAACACGTTGGTTGAGTGACCTACATACACAGGGCCGTTGATGCGACCAGCTACGTCGCTTGTACCTTTTGCCAAATTCTCAATCGCGTAGACACCACACACACCGCTTAGTGTGGTCTTGCCCTGCTGTACCGCTAAGTCTTTTGTGTCTGCCATACAGCACCTATTTCAGAGTTTGACAGATTCTATCAGAGTCCGCCGTACGCAACCGATCTGGGCTTGTGTTTGTAGCGCTCGAACTCAGCCTTCATCTGCATGGCGTAGGTCACGAAGTTCTGACGACCCGCCTCGCTGGCCTGCGGGTTGAAGGTCTCTGCATCGTTCTTCTTGTACGCCAGATGCTTCATCCAGTCGAGCAGGTGTAGGTGGTGCTCATCGCTGAGGTCAGAGAAGCTCTGACCGTCGCCAGTGATGGTGTTCAGCGGCAAGCGGTAGATGTGCAGGTCGAGGTAGTCGTCGTAGGTCGGCACCTGTACCAGACGGGCCTTGCCGCGCTGCATACCGTGTACGAGGTAGCGTACCTCACCCGGCTTGTCGTCGAGTATCAGCTGCTTAACGAGGCCGTAGTCCGTCGTGCGCATGCCAGCTACGTCGGTGCTGTTGATGACATCCACCGGACGGGTGTCTGAGCGCTTGCTGACGCTCATGATGCGCAGGATAGCCGGGTGTAGGTCGACCAGCGCCTCACCTGTGACCACAGGCACCTCGCAGGCTTCCGAGAGGAAGTCTGCGACACCGCCTGTGAAGCGAATGAGTTGGAAGTAGGCGTCGTTCATGTAACGCCATACCTCGTCGTCAGACCAAAGCTGGGGCTGGGCCGTGTCGACCACGTCCGAGCGAAACGCGTCGTACAGGGCCGAGCTGTCCATTATTCAGCCTCTGCCAGCTTGATCTTGTACTCACCCCAAGCTTCAACCACTTCGCTGCGGTCAACGTCGAAACTGACGATCTTCTCGACAGCCTTGATGGTGGGCACGCCTTGCGCGGTGAACTCCTTGGAGTCGTTCTTTTCAGCAATCAAGCCGAACGCTGCGTACAGCTCGTCTTGGCGCTCAACGCCTTGCAGCACGGGCTTTGCGGCGCTGTCCGGTTCTGAGAAATCACCATCTACGCCGTCAGCGCGAACCCCGCCGATAGCGAGTACATCGCGCTCCATGGCGTGCGGGACGAGCGTTGGGGCACCCTTGGTGAAGGAGATGACCCCGTTGGTGGTGCGCAGGGTGTGAGTGCGGTTCAATACGAATTCTGGCATGACTATCCTCGTGTGGTAAGCACCCGACCCCGTGAGGGATCGGGTTTGGTAAAAGCACCCGAGCGTCGCCGCTCGGATGAAAGCCCGCGTTAGTTCGGGTTAACTTCGGTCTGACGACCCGTGGTGATGTACTGAATGCGTACAGTGGCCTTACCAGTGGTACAGACATCGGCTGCAACAACGGTGAGGCGCAAATTCTCGCCATCACCACGGTAGCCGGTCGGTACCAGATTGGTAACACCCGTTGCTTTGCGGTCAGTAGCGCCGAGGTAGCGCGTAGCGCTGCCAGAGTCACCGATTGAGATGTTGTAGGTGGCGGCATCGAACGCGGTCTCTGTGGTGACGAAGCCACCAAGAACGACAGCGCCAGCCGGGAGGTTGATGATGTCGAATGCCGTGGAGACGGTATTGACCTTACCGAAGTCGAGTTCCGCGCCATCAACCAGAGCCACCTTGCTAACCATGGTGTCGTCAAAGTTGAAAGTGAACTCAGCTTCCATAACGAACTGAGCGCCGCGTGTTGCAATGAGCTTGGACATATTTATTCCTTAAAAATGGGTGAAAAGGGTGGTTGCCCACCCTTATTCAAATTACTGCTGGCTCACGTAAGCGGAGATGACGCCGTGGTCTTCCTTGGTGCCGCCGCTGTACTGGGTGGTGAACTGCGGCTTCAGGAAGCCAAGAATCTTGGCGACGCTGATACCAGGCTGGTTGTCGTAGTCGAACTCTTTCTCGACCCAGTCCGGATTACCCAGGTCTGCCATGCCGAGCGCTTGAGCGCCGCAGAACAGAATCTGGCAACCGTCGACGTTCAGACCTGCGCCGAACTTGCCTGCACCAGAAACTGCCATGCGGGTGTTCGGTACGTGGCGGAACTCGTGGAGGTAGATACCGTCGACCTTGACAGCAGAGCCGGTGAACAGCTCGTTGCCAGCGCCGCGAGTCTGCGCATAACGCAAGTTGTCGCGGTAGGTCGGGTCAAGCTTCAGCTTCTCCATGGCGAACGGTGACAGGAAGGCGTGATAGGTCTCTTCGCCGCCGTTTTCCTTGATACCACGGACGTAGTTCTCCTTGGCGTACGCCTTGAGGGCGGTGAACAGCTCCCAGGTCGGACGGTCGGCAGCAACGACGGTGTTGGAGCCGGTGCCGACGTTGAACGTCTTGGCAGTGGCATCCCAACGACCAGAGCGCTTGGCAGACGGTGCAACGATGTCAGCGGCGAACTCAAGGTTCTTCAGGTCGGAGCCGACGCGGACAGCGCCGTTCGGGTACTTGGTGAAGCCAAGACCGGCCAGGGCCAGGAAGGCCATCTGGTCAATACGGTCAGCCAGCCAGTAGGACAGCTTGTCACGAGCGTGCTCGCGGAAGTTGACGACAGACTTCTGGTCAGCCATGCGACCTTCGTGGCGGGTAGCGTTGCGCAGCATGTCGATACGGATCACTTGATCGTACGACTTCATGGCCTCTTCGTTACCTTCCAGCGTGCGGTCGCCCACAATGCCGTCGCCTTCGAGGTCGGCCAGCAAGGTGATTACGGCGCGTGCGCCTTTTTCGGTCTTCTTCAGCTCGGTGACGTGCTGAATCATGGAGTTGGCATCTTTGCCAAGGAACTTGTTGACGAAGGACTGGTTACGGGCCTGTTTCCAGAAATCCATGGACCAGATGGTTTTTTGCTCGTTCGTGAGCAAGGCAAAATTTGTAGTGGACATGCGTCCTCCTATGTAAATGAATCGAATGGTTTCTGAAGCGCTCTAGCGGCTTCCTGCTCACCGTGTCGCTGGTGTGCGAGATGAAACAAACGACCACTTACGAGGACGAGTCGGCTGGTTTGTAGCCTCAGCTTGGCTGTGCCCGTATCGCTGGGCTGCGAGTGGCCGCTTTACGGGCGGCCAGTCCGTTGCTCGGGGAGAGCACGCACGAGGTAGGTGCGCTTCAGAGTCTATCAGAGTGCCTAATAAATAGGCAACAGCTAATCTTGAAAAACTTTGTGGTTACTGACGCGCTCGGCCAAGAGATAACCTTCAAGTGCCCACAGCTTTTGAAAGGCATTCTCGTAGGCAATGTCGCGACCGATTGCGGCATCAAAATTACGCGGATCAACACAAGCACTCTCACCCCGCACACCGTAGCCGTTGACCATCGTGATGTTGCAGATGGTGCAGGTGGTGTCTGGCAGGACAAAGTAGGCCACGTCCTTCATACGGGAGATCAGGTAGGGTTTGTCGATGGAGGTTCTCATACCCAGTCACCCCGCATCTTGGCCAAGGTGCTGGCCGGTAGCGCGGCGAACTCGTCCTGTGTCATGCCGTTGATGTCGGGCATCGCCTTCGCCCCGGCCTTGTCGGAGTCAAGACCCGCGTCCTTCATGCTGGCTGGCTGCTTGGCAGCGGTGTCCAGGTTCTTCTTGATCTGCGCCTGCTTGCGGTCCGCAAGCTGCTGGGCACCAAGACCCTTACCTTCTACAACCGGCTCGACTGGCCCACCAAAACGCTTCATGACCGTAGTTGCGGCCAGCGTCAGCGCGGCCGACGGAGTCAGACCTTCTTGCGTGATCAACGAGCGCTGCTTGCTGAGTACAAGCTCGACCAGATCGCCGTCGTACGCCTCTGAGTCCGGGTTCAAAGAGGGGTAGTTCGCTTCGAGCCGCGCTACAGAGACGTCAACTCGCTGGGCTTCGAGCGCTTGCGTCGTGCGCTGGGTTGAGATGGCGTCGGACTCAGCACGAGCAATGTACCGCTCGGACATACGAATGTCCTTCATCACCTTGGCTGCGCCAGCTGTATCACCGTCAAGCAGCAGCTCAGCGTGCTTGGTCTCCATTGCTTCGATAGACGCCTCGATTTCAGCGATCTGAACATTCTGAGTCTGATTACGCTGTTGTGTAGCCAGCTGCTGCTCCAGCGCGGCGGCGCGGCGCTCGGCGGCTTCACGGGCCTCGCGTTCGACCTGCATCTGCTCGTCGAAGCGCGACTTTGGAATCTTCGGCTCCTTGGCAACAAACTTACCCTTCTCGTCGCGCGGCGTTTCGTCAGGTTCTTCGACTTCAGGCGCTTCAATCTCTTCGACTTCAGGTTCTTGCGGAGTCTCAAGCTCGACTTCAGGCTCCACAACAACAACAACAGGCTCGACAGCGTCGCCGCGATCCAGGCCTTTCGGGTCAAACGCTTCAATATCCGGTGCGGGTGCCAGGTTGTCCATGTCCATGTTTACTGCTCCTTACTAACGGGTTGTGCGGCTTGTTTTAATTGCTGTGCCCTCTGAGCGGCCGCTTGTTGCTCAGCTTGCTGTTGCTTCAAAACCTGATCCTGCTGGTGAGTCTCTTGCTGCATCTGGAGCTTCTGCGCGTGTTCAGCGCCCTGCATCTGGAACTTCATCTCCATTTCCTGCTGCTTCAGCTCCATCTCTTCGCGCATCTTCTGAAGCTCCATGTCCAGACGCTCGCGCTCCATCTGGAGCTCGGCCTGCATCTTCATCATCTCGCCGCCTTGACCACCTTGAGCCTCCTGAGCCTTGAGCTGGGTGTCAGCGCCTTTGTGCTGGGTCTCGGCCTGAATCTTGGCAATGTTTGCCTCTTTGAGACCCACCTCGGCCTGCATGTCGCGCTGCTGAAGTTCCTTCTGTGCCTGAGCCTCCGGCGAGTTCTGACCGGCCTCCATCATCTTGACGATCTCACTGCGACGCGCCAGACGGCTGTTCTCAATAAGCACGCTGTCAGGAATTGGCAGGCCCATCTCCTTGAGCGCCCTAGCCTGCTCAAACTGGCTGTCTTCCAAGCTGTCACGGAACGGTGTGGAGCTGATAACGATGTCGTACTCGCCAATGGTCAGGTCGTTGGTGATCTGACCGGTAGTCGGGTCAAACTCATTAACCGTCACCTGCTCAGCCTCGCGGGTCACGTTGTCGTGGGTGATGTTGATAATCCGCTGCTCGGTGTAGTAGTTCTGCACCAGGTCGAGCACGTTACGAGCAAGCAGCCAGTCCGTCCGCTGGAGGTTGTCGATCACCTTGGTGTGGTTGACCGAGGAGCGCTGCTGCTTGTAGGCGATGGCCTTGGCCGCTACGTCCTCGCGGTCATTCCCCTGCATGGAGTCGTTGACGTTGGAGATGCTCTTGATGTGCTCTTCAGCCTTGTAGCTGATGCGGTCGAGGCCCGATGGTGTCTGGTTGGGCTGAACCTTGACTGGGGGCTGAGCCCCCTTCTGGAACTCAATCACCAGACCAGTCTGGGCACCCTTGTTCTCCAGCTCCTCGATGGTCATGTTGATCAGCGAGTCCTGCTCCACTACCCAGCCGCTGTTCGCCGTGGTGTTGATGATGTGCAGCTCTTGGCTGGAGACCTTGTTCAATATCTCCTGTGGGCCCAGCAGGTTCTCGATGACCCCGCAGGTGCGGCCGTAGCGGAAGTGCGGGAAGTACGGGACAGGTGTGAAGTGGTTGTACGGCGACCAGTCGTCGTGCAGCACGCAGTTCGCCGCTGTGACACACCAGCGAATCCGCTTGACCTGCTTCTTCAGCGTGGACAGCTTGCCACCGGTCTTCTCAAGCAGCGCTGCAATGCGGTTGCGGTCCCAGTCAGCGGGGATAGGACGGGTGTCGCCCGTCTCAATGTCCACAAAGTGCTGCTGCTTGTCGAGCTTGCGGTACTGGCGCTCGATGACCCGGATGTTACGGCGCAGCTCAATGTCGTCAGAGATGCCATAGTAGCCGGTAAACGGCACAGGCCCGGCGAAGCGGTCGCGCACGCGCTCGATACTGTCGTAGCCGTAGGGGTAGCTCGTACCTGAGTTGTCCTTGAGGTACTTAGCATCTTCCTCGGAGTACAGGATGGCGATGTCCTGCGTGGTCAACCACTTCGTGATGAACACCTGGCTCCAGCTGTCTGGGTCGTACTCATCTGCGTCTGGGTCAATGATCACGTTCTTGCTGTTGAGCTGGGTGATCTTCACCTCGCCCTGCATGGAGTCAGTGAAGTCGAGACGTACGTCGAAGAACCCACGGCTGCGGACCAGACCGTCCTGATACACC